TGGAGCATGTGGAAGAACTTGCCAGGGAAAATGCAAAAGCAGAAATAGTGGAGATCTGTGGCCATACATATGCCAACAAGACCTTGAAGAGATATGATACAGAAAATTATGCGGAACCGGTAAAGGCTGCCACCCTTTCAGCGCTGGCAGATTATATCGTAAACTGCAGGGATGAATTTACGAAGGGAGGAAAGATGATCATCCATGTGGTCAGCCCTACCAGAGTGAGACTGATGTCGGTTCTTGATGCGGAACGTAAGAGAGAAGTTTTATTTGAAGCGGAAGCACAGACTTCGGAGTTCCGTTTTAACCAGTGGTATGACCAGGAAACTTTTATGATCTGCCTGCAGGCCAATTTTGTCCCCACACCTGATCTGGATGCTGTGATCCGCCTTTCAGGAAACATTGAAAGAAAGAATGAGCAGACATATTCCGATGATGGACGTACCCAGGTGGCTACCATGACGGTAGGTGTGGCAAGTAAGGCAGATGCCATCGTACCGAATCCGGTCTCACTGGCACCTTACCGTACATTCCAGGAGATCGAACAGCCTGTCAGCCAGTTTGTATTCCGCATCGGTGACAAAGAAGTTCCGGCCTTTAAGCTGGTAGAGGCAGAGGGCGGACTTTGGAAGACAGAAGCTGTAAGGAAGATCAAGGATTATTTTGAACTTGTCCTGGCAGAACAGGATATGGAACTCAGAAACCGCATTACTATCATCGGATAATCCGTTGTATTTGAAAAAGCTTGTTTTATTACCTTGAAGGTCAGTTTTATATGTCACGATATTAAATGACCAGAGGTGTTGTACCTGAAGGGGCGGACCATGAACTCAATTCGCTGACCGCCGCCCCTTTTTAAAGAAAGATGAGGATCGTTATGGGAAAATCACAACGGGAAAAAGGAAAGCGTGGAGAAAGAGAACTGGCCGGAAAGTTAAGAGACCATGGCTATGACTGCCGGAGAGGGCAGCAGTTCTGCGGTACCAGCGGTGATGCGGATGTGATCGGTCTCCCAGGCATCCATATAGAATGTAAGAGAGTGGAACGGCTCAACCTCCAGGAAGCCATGGAACAGTCCAAAAGGGATGCCAGGACCGGAGAGAAGCCGTGTGTATTCCACCGCAGGGACCGGTCAGAATGGCTGGTCACTATGAGATTAGAAGACTGGATCCAGCTCTTCAGGGAATGGGAAGCTGGACAGCAGATAATGGAAGGAAAGGAAAATGCCAAGACAGCAGAAGCCAGGTCTTAGTTACTTTCCTCTTGATGTCGATTTTTTCACGGATAATAAGATCCGGATCCTGCGCGC